GTAACAGATTTGTTGGCGGGTACTTTAGTTACTATTGTAATGACCTCAAACGTAACAGGTGACGAAAAATATACTGGCTCTGCTTTCTTTAGCAGCTTAAGCCTTAGCGCACCAAACAACGACAAAGCAACTTGGACTGGAACCTTGCAAGGCTCTGGAGCTTTGACTTTGGGAACTGTTGCGTAATAGTATTATATTTGTGCGATGAGCACTACAATTAAACTAGGGGGTGCTGAGCATCCCCTTTTATTTAACATGAATAGCCTTCGTAATATTATGGAGGTTGCAGGCATGGAAACCTTTGCGGATTTAAACCTGCAAAAGGACTTGGCCAAGTCTATGGATTTTGCGCTAAGCTGCGCGTTTTATGGAATTTTAGAAGGCTACGAGGCGCAAGATAAAAAGACGCCTTACCCGACAGTTCAAAAGTTAGGCGCGGCGATTAAAAAGTTTCAGGAAATTAGCCCAGCGTTGGAAGGTTTCACGGCTGCAATTACAGAATTTTTTGCACCTGCTGAAGAGTCGGCGGGGGAGTAAATGCCAAGGGCGACAGCGCCCCGCTAACTTGGCGCAAGATTGAGCGCATTGCTTACGGCGAAATGATGCTAAGCGAGCAGGCTTTTTTAAAGTCAACGCCTCGCTTTTGGCGTTTAAAATTGGAAGGGATGCGCGAAGCTCAGCAGCAGCAGTATCGCAACCAGTGGGAAATAACCCGCTGGGCTGTTGCTACGGGCATGGCCCCGCACTTAAAGAAACCTATTGAACCCAAACGGCTGTTAACATTTCCTTGGGAGCAGTCCGATTACCTATCAATACACGACGCTTTAAAGTTATATTCGCATGTGTTTGATAAGTTAACCCCAGACGCCAAAGCATGAGCGCCCCTATAAAAATAGTCTATTCAATTTTAAGCAATGCGGCGGGGGTTACTTCGTTGGTAGGCACGCGGATAAACCCCGTTAGAATCCCGCAAGAGTCGGCATTTCCCGCGATCAGTTATAACCTTGTTTCCATTGCAGCCAACCCTACCAACAGCGGCCACAGTCGCACAGAGTTCGCACGGGTGCAAGTTAATGTTTATGCTACAAGCTTTGCGGATGCCATCGAGTTGAGCGGGCAAGTTAGGGCGGCGTTTGATGACGCGGTAACGCCTGACACTTATAACGATTCTTACGTGCAAGTAATCGAATATGACGGCGAGAATCATACAGCCGACGATACGGCGGCGTTTGCGGGACTTTACCAAATTTCTCAGGACTATTTACTAAACTATATTTATACTTCGCCTGCGCCTGCTGCAGAGTCTTTTATCCTTTTGGAATCTGGTGACTTTGTGCTTTTAGAAACTGGTGATAAAATTATAATCTAATGGCTAAAAGTTTAAATATTGTAATTGGCGCCGACATTGAAAAACTGCGCGAAGGGTTTAACAAAGCCATTGCTATAGTTCAAAAGAGCAGCAACCAAATGAGCGCCGAGGTTGCGAAGTCGGCTAAGTCGATGGAGGAACGTTTGGCGGCTATTGCTACGCGCAACCCAACAATGGGAAGCGTGCGGCAGTTAACCCAATTAGCGATGGAAGCCCGGGCGTTAGGTCCAGAGTTTGCCCAAGTTGCCAACGAAATAATTAAACAGGCGGGCCGCATGAAGGACGCCATCGGTGACACGCGTGCGGAGGTTGGATATTTTGCGAGTGATACGCGGCGATTGGATGCTGTGCTAGGTGGTATTCAGGGAGTAGCAGGTGGCTTCGCTGCCATCCAAGGTGCGGCTGCTTTGGCAGGAGTTGAAAATAAAAACCTGCAGGCTACAATGGTTAAGCTGCAGGGAGCAATGGCCTTAGTAAGTGGATTGCAAGCCGTTCAAAATACCTTGCAACAGGAAAGCGCAGCGGTGCAGGGCTTCCTTGCATTGCGCACTACTGTATTAACCGCCGCACAAACTGCCTACACTACGGCAGCAGCTGGCGCGATAGGCGCACAGAGGGCTTTAAATATAGTAATGGCCGCCGCTCCTTGGGCTTTGGCTATTGCTGCGATTAGTGCTATTGTAATTTCGATTGCGGGATATGAGAATTTAAACGATATACAGGACGATACAATTAAGAATTTTCAAGATGAGGCAAAAAGTGTAAGCGCATTACTGGCTATTGTAAACAGTCAAGCGGCCTCTATGAAATCACGCAAAGAGGCTTTAGCAGAAATTCAAAAAATATATCCAACCTATTTAAAAAATCAAGATTTAGAAAAGGTAAGTACTAAAAGCCTAAGCACCGCCACAACTAACTTAACGGCGGAAATTTTAAAGAACGCCAGAGCAAGGGCGGCCTCCGCAAAGTTGCAGGAATTACAGGGCAAGCTATTAGACATTGAAGCGGAAAAGGACAGGCGCAGAGTTAGCACGCTTAAGGAGGTTAGTAGATTGCAAAGCATTGGAGCTAGCCCGTCGCAAACGCAAGGCTATCAGCAAGCGCAAGAGGGCTTAAACAAAGTTTTAAATATAAACGAGGCTGCACTAAGAGGGCAAGTTGAGGCGGTTATTAGATTGGCTACGGCTGAAAATTTAAACCTAGTCGCCACAACAGGAACCACTACCGCGATAAATAATCAAAAGGACGCAGTCAAAGGATTGACTACAGCAACCGACGAGCTCACCGCAAAGAATACAGGCGGCAGTTTGTTGGCTCCAGTTGACCCAATAGTAAAGCAATCAATGGCCGATGTATTGGCGGAGCTTGATAAGATTCCGGTTGCATTAGAAGGGGCTAAAGTTGAGCCATTATTTACAGATATAATTGAAGAAGGCCCTGAAGTTGTTGCTACCACTGTAGAGGTTAGCGATGCAATTAAGGTAATGGCGGACCGCAACAGTGCAAGTTTTCAACAGCACGCAAGCGCTTTAAATGCATCGGCAATTAAAACGGCAGAATGGGCGGCCAAAACAGAGACTGCGCTAGACGCTATTAATGCAGCCTTTGCCGAGTTACAAATGCAAACGGCTGAGAACATGGCGCAATTTATTGCAGACATGGCAACAGGCGAAGAAGGTGCAGGCAAAAACTTTGGTAAAAATATGCTAGGCGCGATTGCGGGATTTATGCAAACTTTAGGAAAGGCTTTAGTAACCACGGCCATAGCGTCGGAAGCCTTCCAAAAATTAATCGTAGCCAATCCGATAGCGGCGGCGGCTGCAGGTATTGCTTTGATGGCGGGTGCGGCAATCGTGCGTAATACTTTATCAAAGGGCCCAGAAGTTACAGCGTTTGCCGACGGTGGTATAGTTAGCGGTCCAACGCTCGGACTTATGGGAGAATATCCTGGGGCGAGTTCTAACCCTGAAGTAATTGCACCATTGGATAAGTTAAAAGGAATGTTAAAGACAAACGACAGCAACGGCTTTGTAGCCTCTACAAGTATACAGGGACGCGATTTGGCAATAGTTTTGGAACGATACAACAGAGACTCTAGCAGAGGATAAGATGGCACGCAAATACTACGGTAGTTTTTATTCAATTACAGGGGCCTTGCATAAGGTGGAAATTTGGGACGCGCCGAGCGGTTCGGGTGCAGGTGGAACGGAGTTATTACTTGCAGAAAATGGATACGAAATAAACAGGGACGGCTCAGGCAGTAAATTTTTTGAGAATCCTATTCGTTCTTCGCGATCTACTTCGCACTGGGTAATGCCGAATAATACAGTATTGGCAGATTTTAAAAACCTTGCCACAAATAATGAGCAGTATTGGGCCGTATTAATTTATCAAGATTCAGTACTTCAGCACGTCGGCAGAGTAATTGCTGATCAAATGACTTTTTTGCGTGAGGCAATCGAAGGTAAGCCAGTTGTTTCTTTGGGCGCTGTCGATGGGTTTGAGTTGTTAGATGGATTTAAGGTGAGCCCCGATTGGTTTACCGATGGTAAAATACAAATATCACAGCTATTCAGAAACAGCTTAGACTTGCTAGGCTTAAAAGAATATTGGGTTATAAACGGAACGCAGACGGATTACCTACGCGATGCAGTTAGCCCTTACTCTAGCGATGCAAGTATTAAAGGTATCCACCTGCTTAAGGTTGACATCAATACTTTTGTAACGGGTTACGATGCTTTTAAGGATTTAAGCGCAATCGATGTAAACGCCTTTCAGTATGCCAGTGAGAATATGGTAAGCTGCAAACAGGCAATTATACAGATTTGCGAAATACTGCAATGTCAATTTATTCACGAGCTAGGCGTTTATTGGTTGGTTTCTGCAGCAGAGTATTTAGATTCTACGGTTAGTTATAGGCAATACAGTTATACCCTGCAGTACATTGGAACGGGTACCTATACGCACGCCGTAACCTTGGGCGCAACTTCTACACGTCCGCAATGGCAGGCCAAGCCATCGATGAGCTATCAACCCGCGGCTAAGTATGTGCAAATAGACACAGAGCGAACTCTAAATACAGGAGTTTATAGAAGCTATAACAACAAAACAACAACGACCTTAAGCGGGGCGTTTACTGGTATACCTACAGGAGCAACCCCAGACGAAGCGCCAATGCGTGTAAGGTTTGCATTAAAGTTTCAACGTCATATATTTAGCGGCTCGCCTTCAGGCGCAGAAGATTTAACTAGGGTATCTATACAAATTTGGCTTACCGATTCATCTGGTAATAAAATGGCATTAGATCGGCGTAATTATTTTTGGTATAGCTTTACGGGCGCAGTTATACCAATATTTAACGAGGATATAAAGACAGATCAAAGCACGACCTGGACAAGTTTTGTTTTTGACAAACAAGTGAGCACAGCGCCCGCGGGATTTGACACTTTAAATGTTTTAGTTTATGGAGTAAAAGCTTGGAAAAATAGGTTTAATATTTTCGGTATTCCAAAAAATCCGCCAGACGTTTTCAGTAAAGATTATTGGGGTGCTATACAAATCGCATTTGCAGATGCAAGCCCATACAACAACCCGGACTTTACTTTTAACATTACAGAAGTATTTAACCCAGGCACCAACAGCGCTTTAAATTCAACGCC